ACCAATACCGAACCCAGCTCCAGAACGAGCAGTAGCTCCCATACTCGGTATGTATGTATCCAATATACTGAAAGTGGCCGCAGCGGTTAAAGCAATCAAAATAATTTCCTCAAAATTTAAGGAACGTTTAGGAATAGCATAAGCAGCAATAGCTACCATTAAACCTTCAACAAGGTACTTAATAATTCTCTTGACAAGTTCACCAACGTTAATTAATCCGTTCATTATATTAATTAATAAGAAAAAAAAATATAATATATGCGATAAAACACTTAAAATAATATATATAATTTAATTAAAATGAATCGCTCTAAAGATAAGAATTCAAAAAAACAAAGTTTTGAAAAGAAAATGGAAAATGGCAAAGTTAATCCTAAATATGTTGATTTATTGGAGGAAGATAAAACAATTGCTGGACAAAAGTTTGTGTGTGTTTCCTTCATTTCTCCTGAAAAAATACTGAAACAAAAGGAGGTTTTTTTCTTTGAAGAGTTCCTAAAGAAATGGGAATTAAATAAATCTATGGAAAAGTTTGTTCAGTTTCTAAACTTTGTATCTTATAAATACAATATGAATTTTGATGACCTTACAAATGATTTTAAAGAGTTTGTAAAGGAAGAAAAGGATTCACTTTCTAAATCATCCATGGAGGACGAATACAAGACATTTTTAGATAACAACGAGGAAGATTTAGAGAAGAAATTCGGTATCAAGCATAATTTCCAAACTAGCATTAGAGGTGTTAAAGTTCGTGGAGCATATCCGTCCTTAGAGGAAGCCGAATTGAGATGCAAGATGTTAAGAGAAGTTGACCCGAATCATGATGTGTATGTTGGTCCAGTAGGCCTATGGATGCCCTGGGAGCCAGAGGCATACAAAACTGGAAGAGTTGAATACATGGAGGAAGAGCTTAATCAGTTGATGTCTGAAAAGAATAAAAATGAGACAAATGCTAAATCAGCTTTTGACCAGCGTGTGAAAGAGTCCAAGAAAAAGGCAATTGAGGAAAATATCAAGAATGCTGAAAAATCAGGGAACACTATTACGCAAACCATTGACGACGACGGTAATTTAATTGGAATTAATAATGTCAATTCTGCTGAAACATCTTTTAGAGACCAGGGTGAAGTTAGTGCCGCAGATATTCGTGCTGAGCTGTTTGAAGGTGAAAATATTGTTGTTGGTGATACTGACCACGGTCAAAGTAAACTAATCACTGGACCATTTGCTACAAATAAGCCTGCTATTACTGAGGACTCAATGGAACTAGTTGATTAAAGATAGATATAAATTAATATATTAATTCATTTGTAATAATTAATATATAAAATAATAACAATTTATTTATTATAAATAAAATATGGAAGCATCAACTATTTTTGTATTAGTAACAGACAGGTGTTATTTTAATAAAACTCAGGTAACAATTAATGATTTACGAACTATCGGTTCATGGAAAGGAGAAATCGCATTAATAACAATTGATTTTGATTTAGATGAAATAGATGAAAAATATAAACAACAAAATAATATACTAGAAGTAAAATTTCCTTTAATTGATAAAACGTTATTACTTGAAAAAATCGGTCCAAATGGTTTCGCAAATAGTGATAAAAGAGAATTACATAAATTAAATCAATGGGAAAAATTACACGTTTTTGATGATTATTTTTCCAAATGGAATAGAGTTGTATATTTAGACGCAGGGTTGCGTGTCTTAGATGATGTTAAGTATTTGTTAGAGCTAGATTACAAAGATAAAATATTAGCCCCAAATGATGCTTCTCCTAATTTTAGACCAGACCAGATATTCAAATTTCAATTAGATTGGGCAAAACACGAATTAATTGATTTAGTTGTAAATGAAATCGCAAAGGATGATGGAGAGAAAATGTTTAATTCACATCATATGTTGAATTGTATGTGGGTTTATGATACAAGCATTTTAAAAATATGTAATAAGATACAGCTTATTGAAGCAATGAATAAATATACATTGTGTAGAACAAATGAAATGGGAATCATGAATTTACTATTTCATTTTAAATACAATTTATGGAAAGAATTTCCACTGAAAAATTCATATGAAAAATATTTATTTGAATGGTGTGAATTAAACCATCCATTTTACACTACATGGAAGGATTATTGTTTTATAAAATACCCGATTAGTATTAGTCTTAATCAAATACCAGAATAATTTTACATTTAAAAATTTTATTGAGAAATGCCTCCTGTGCATGATGGATTATAATATGAAAGCTCATTTTGAATATACGTGTGTTTTATATTGGGTAAACTAAACACTCTGTAACAAAATACACAATCTTCTTTGGTTTCAAATTCGCGTTCTTCTGGAAATTGTACTTCTTGAAAAATTGATCTTTTAACACTAACTTGTCCATGATGAATTTTATCTAGTCTTTCATCATAGCCATTTATATGAATAATACAACCAGACCAGCTTTGAATGAGTGTATGTGTCCTTATTTTAATTTCTTCAAAATTCTTAAAAAAAGATTCAATATTTCCTTGTGATGAATTAAAATAATTATGTAAAATAATATCACTATCGTATATTTGAAACCCTTTTAAAAGAAATTCGATTCTTTGAGGATGCATTATATCATCAGCATCAATAAAGGTTATATAATCCATATCCTTTAATTTTGAGGCAGCTATATTTCTATTTTTTGAAGCATTTTGTTTATATTCTGTAACAATTACTTCTAATGGAAAACTATAATATTTATTATATTTAAAAATACTAGTTGAAGAAGTGCTTACAACTACCTTATTTGGAAGTATCGTTTGTTTTTCAATTGAGTCTAGTAAATCATATAATCTTTGAATATGACCATAATAACACGGTATAGCTACTCCTATTTTCATTTTATATTTAATAATAATTATATTTTTATATTACAATCTTAAATTAATAATATTTTTATTTTTTATTAATAATATTATTTTTATTAATAATATTATTTTTATTAATAATATTATTTTTATTACCATTTTGTCTTCTTAACACTGATTTTTGGCCCCCCACCACGTTTTTTAATAGAATTGGGGTCATATTGTTCTTCTTCTTCATCATCCCCCATATTTTTAGATAATTCCCAGAATTCTTTTGAGCCTAATCTAAAGTCATTATGATTGTCAGCCTTATACCAAAATACTTGGTCTTGTAATTTATTTGATTTTGAGTTATTATTAATAACTAGGCATTCATAATTTTCAGTACATTGGTCCATCACTTGACAAAATGATTCAAATGTTGGAAACATACCAGCATAATTCTCATATATTCTTTTTCTATTTGCTATATAATTCTCTCTTAATATAAAAACATAATCTATATTTGTTCTCAATGTAGGTGGTATACCTAAAGGATATTGCATTGTTATCACTAACATTACCTTCCAATGTCTTCCGTTCATAAAAAGCAATCTCATCATCTTATCTCTAGTCCATGTAGCATCGTATAAACAATCATCTAAAATAACAAAGGCTCTTGGGTCAATTGTGCTTTTTTTATATGTTTCCATTTCCTTCTTAATTTGTTTTAAAACAGTGCGTTGTCTTTTCAATATATTCTCAATAATTGCTGTATTATATTCATTATGAACAAACAATTTTGGCACCATTTTTGCGTAAAATCCGTTTCCTTCTTCTGTCCCTGAAATGACGGTTCCTATTGGTATTTCTTGTTGATAATACAATAAATCTCTAACTAAAAAAGATTTACCTGTATCACGCTTACCTATTAATACTACAACAGGGCCTTTATTTTCATTAGGCTTGAAACTAATGCTTTTCATATCAAATTTTTTTAATTCAAGAGTCATTTTATTATTAATAAATAATAGAATTTTATATTTATTAATAATACGCAATTTTAATTTTAATTTTAATTTTAATACAACAAATACAAACTATAATTGTATTTTACAAATAATAAGTTAAAAAATTGGATTATTTATATATTAAATAGCTATTAATGATAGAAGTAAATTATCATAAAAGAAAGAACCAAGAACTTTTTAAATCTTTAGAAGAAAAAAAATCATTGTATATTTCTAAAACCCAGAATTTTATTCCTATATATCAAAGATTTTTCAATTTGAATGAAACAAACTATAATAATATTAATTTAAACCACCATTTTTATATAACAGAAGTAAATGAAAGATTAGAAGAAAATATGAATATATTTAATTGTAATGTTAAAAATTTAGATAATCCTAAAAAATCTAAGGATAAAAAAATATTTTTTAAATTGGCTCCTCTTTTAGACCCTTTTAAATACTTGATTGGTAAATATAATACAAATGACAAAGGTTTATTTAATTTACCTGGTTTAGACTCAGATAATTCAACTATAAATCAAAAAATTATTGACCATAATAACTCAGCATATACGGATGGATTATTTTCATATTTAAGCAGTTTCCTTTGTCATAATAATAATTTTATTAATGGTGTTGATTATTATGGTTCATTTTTAGGTATTAAAAATGATTTTAAAATTAACATTTATGATGATTTAGAATATTTAGTTAATTCTGATTTTTTTAATAAAAATAAAAATGTATTATTTACTGTTGATAATTATGACCATATTTTTAAAGAAGAAGCTGTCAAACTTAAACCTATTAAAATTGAGTATAATTCAAGTATTAAATCAAATTCATCCATAAAATCTATTAATGAAGACTTGTATGAAGATATTTTTAATAATGATGATAATAATAGTCACATTGATTTGAATGACCTTAAAAATATGTCTATGGAACTTATTGATATGACAGAAACTAATTTTTTTGATAAGAAAGATGAGACTAAAACGGCTACTATTAAATCTTCATCTAGTTGTTCTTCAAGAACATCTCATACATCGACACAAAATAGTAATGATGAAGATGAGGATGATGAGGATGATGATGAGAAATGTTTTAATGATGAGAAATGCTGTGCTAAGACTTGCGATGACGATGAGAAATGTTGTGATGAGAAATGTTTTAATGATGAGAAATGCGATGATGAGAAATGTTGTGATGAGAAATGCGATGATGATAACGATTCAAACTGGGAAGACTTAGAGGAAGAGGAGGAGGAAGATGAAGATGAAGAAGAGGAAGTTATTGAAGCTACAATTCCACAATTTCCCGTTCAAATAATATGTCTAGAAAATTGTGAAAACACATTTGACGATTTGATTTTAAATAACGAATTAACACAAGAAGAATGGTTTTCAGCATTTATGCAAGTTATTATGATTTTGATAACATATCAAAAGGCATTTTCTTTCACTCATAATGACCTTCATACTAATAATGTTATGTATATAAGTACAACTAAGAAATATTTATACTATCGTTACAAAAATAAAAACTATAAAGTTCCTACTTTCGGTAAAATATTCAAAATAATCGATTTTGGAAGAAGTATTTATAAATATAAAGGAAAAACTTTTTGCAGTGATAGTTTTAACAGCAATGGTGACGCATCAACACAATATAATACAGAGCCATATTTTAATGAAAAGAAACCACGCTTAGAACCGAATTATAGTTTTGATATTTGTAGATTAGCTTGCTCTATTTTTGATTATGTTGTTGATGATTTACAAGAAACAAAAAATTTGGATTTATGTGATCCTGTTAAGAAATTAGTTATTGAATGGTGTCTTGATGATAAGGGTTTAAATCTGTTGTATAAAACTAACGGAGATGATAGATATCCTGACTTTAAATTGTATAAAATGATAGCAAGATGTGTTCATAACCATACACCTCAAGCTCAGCTAAATAGACCTGAATTCATGGCATATGAATATAGTCAAAATATACCTGGAGAAATTATCGACATAGATAAAATCCCTGTTTATGCGTAAATTCATAATCATTGAAATGTAATACTGTTTGAAATGTAATAATATAATTTTAAAATTTATATTATTAATTATTTTTTATTTAGAACCCTGGATTGTCTGTAAACACCGGAGTTATTTTAGAAATTTCAGCACCGTTATTTAACATTGGCTCAACTTGTTCTAAAATAAAATTTCCAAAAATTACACTAAAATAAACTACTAATGTATCCCTTACAAGCAATTTTAATGGTTTGGGTTCGCTATCTACGTATCTCATTTCAATAAATTTAACTATAAAAAAGACGATAGAAATTATTAAAGCAAACATAAAAATATTATCCATTTAAAATACTAAAGCACAATCTTATTTATATTTTAACGCAATAATTTAGTTTATGTTAAAATTTCTATATCATCAATTAATAAATCTGGAAGTAGATTTATATTTGGTTCGCTAATTTGATGTATATCTAAACTATTTAATTCTACATTTTGGTCTGATATTTTTAATTTTACATTATCATCATCGTCGTCATCTGCTTCATCCATTTTTCTTTGTTTTGCCCGTTCAATACTAATTTTCTCTAATCTATCATAATCTTTTGAAGCATTTACTACATGTTCGTTATTAAACTCATCCCTGACAAAATCATTGTTGTTAAAAGATAATTTTGGTTTTTGATTATTATTTCCAAATGGGTTTCCTGATGATATTGAATTATTATTTGTGTTATTATTGTTATTATTTGTGTTATTATTGTTATTATTTGTGTTATTGTTATTGTTATTTGCGTTATTGTTATTGTTTGTGTCAACCTTTATAGGTTCATCAACATATGATTCTTTAATTTCCTCTGTAACATTTTCTTCAATGGTTTCATCCATATACGCCTTTAATATTGCATCTACTGGAATGCTTTCCCTCAATGTATTTAAAATTCCTTCTTGAACAATTATTTCTAGCTCTCTGTTATGCTTTTGAATTTGTAAAGGAGATATATTTAATTCAAATAGATACACGTTTTTATAGACCTTTCTTGCCACATTTATATATGTTTTATGAATAAAGTCATCCAACTTGGGAACATTAATATCAATCTTTTTCTGTTTTTGTCCAACTCTCATAGCAGTTAAAATTTTAAGTTGTATTATATGAACACATGTTACTAAATCTTCTAAATAACTACAACCCGATTTTTCACAAATTCTATTTTTCTCTGTTTCAATAATTGATTGATTCCACTTTGGAATTCTTGAAATAAAATTCTGAAAAGTCATTAAATACTTCTCCGTTTCGTTATTTTCTCGGCATAATTTTAATGCTTCTTCTAAAATAGACCTATAACCATCAACAACTAACGGTGTTAAAATAGTAATCAAACGAGACGCCCATTCGTTTTTAGATTCGTGTAAACTTGAAATAGAAAAATCGTCCATAATTACTAAATATGGTTTTTATTTTTTGCTTTTTTAAACTAATTTACATAAAACTAATATTTTCTAATACAATTTCATTGTCTAAAAAAATAAAATTTAAAATGAATAAAATTAATAATTTTTCATTTCTAAATTCTTTTCTAACTTTATTAAATACAAATAATAATTCATACTTTTTTTCTAGTGTTAAAAATGTTTCCATAATTTTCGATGTTTCTAGTAAATTTATAATATCAATACCACTATAACCCTTTTCATAGAGTTTTATTGAAAGTTTTATAAAATCATCTATATTTAAATTTTTATTTGTAGTTGAAGATTTATTTATAATTTTCAATAATTCCTTTTTTAACCATTCTTGCTGTGCATTTTTAACTTCTTTCATATTAAATACTTCATTTAAGTTATATTTATATAAATTTATTATTTTACCATTATGCTCTGGTTCTGAAACATAAATTTCGCAAAATCGCGACAATATTGGTTTTAATAATTTATATTTATCTTCAACAATAATAAAAAAACGTGTGTTATGACTAAATAATTCAATACATCTACGTAAGGCTGATTGTGCGTCCATTGTTAGCTTATCAGCGTTCAATAAAATAATGCTTTTAAAAAAATCACCGCCATTTGAGTTTATATGTGTCTTTGCGAAAAATTTTAGTTCGTCTCTAATAAATTTTATTCCTTTACCATGTGCACAATTTACATACATAACAAGAGATTTAATTTTCTCTCTATCGTTTTCATAAATATTACTAATAAATTCGCTTACAATGGTTCTTTTACCACATCCAGATGGTCCGTGAAAAATAATATTAGGTATTTTATGGTTTTGTTGAAAATATTCCAATTTGTCTTTTATAGATTGATGAATATTTAACATAGTAAGTTATATAGTAATAAATAATTAGTTTTTAAATATTTATTTATTACTCATTTATATATTATTAGTTTTGATATTTTGATATAATAATTTTTTAATAAATATTTTGTCTTATAATATGTATTAAAATAATATAAATATATTTTTATAAATTATATCATAAATGACGATAATTAGTAAACATATCTTTTGCCAATGTATGAAACCATGGTCAATTTGTGTAAGTAAAAATAAAAGTTATAAACTTGATATTCGAGATTTAATATACACATACAATTTAACTCCTTACTTAACTGAATCACATTTGAATTTTGATTTTATAAATAGAAGACCATTAGATTATAAATTTACGTGCAGGTTTTCAAAGAATGAATCAAAGAATGATTCAAAGAATGATTCAAAGAATGAATAAATATCTTCTTTTAAACTGATGTTGTTAAACTATGTGTATAAGGGTTACTTCTAAATGCGTTTAATATATCAGGTTGTATTCTTTCACATTCAACACCTTGTTTATATGTTTGTGGTGTATTTAATTTACCATATGTATTTACAGACGGAGGCATATTGATTGCCGATACAGGAGCATTTACTCTGTAATTAAATCTATCAGAATCTTGTTTTGAAATACTTACATTCATTTCTTGATTAAATATCTGGGTTCCTCCTTGATTGGGTCGATTCACAATTGTCGCCGCCTTAATATCATTATTTATTTGATTATATGCTGCTTCATAATTCATATCTCCAAAACCTGTCGCAGCACCACCAGATGTACCTATATAACTACAATTTGTTGTATCACGTTGTGTCAAATCACCTGGACTCGCATTATTAACATACATTCCTTCTTTTTGATTATTAATATAAAAATTAGGAGCATACATTGTTGTCTCTTTAACAGTTGTATTTGTGACATCTTGTGGGTTAAGAACATAACTTTGAGGAACAGTTGTACCAGCCTCACCATAAATACGAATATTATGTGTTGATTCCTCTTTTCTAGATGGTCTTAATATGTCCATAATTGGAGCAATAACAGCACCGATAGCTCCTCCAAATCCACTTCTATATGTGTCCGGTTGCTTCACAGTGGAACGATTATTCGCATAATTTGTATGACTTTGAATAAATTTATCACCATCCGTATGAGGTCCTCTTCCAACAGCTGTTGAATGATTAATATCTGTTGTTTTTGTTTCGGTTCGCTTTGATTGTTCGAAATTTTTCTGGGCATAACCAGCTTGTCTATCGCCATTACCAGCTACACCACTGTAATTAGATTCGCAATCAGGACGTCTTATAATTCCCATTTCTTGAATTGACCTTAATGTTTCTCCCTTTTCAGCTCCGGTTGTAGTAAGCCACCTGTCTTGACTATTTACAAAAAATGTATCTGGCTTCTGTTTTTCAACACGTCCTAGGGTTTCTAAACTGGCTGAGTTTTTAATATAAGAATTTGCGGGACCCTCTAAATTATCTAATCTATATTCTAATTTTGGATTTGTAGCTACTCTCATTTCGTCTACAGTATAAGGCATCCATTTGTCACGTGATTCCATGCCAGAGTTAAAACCACCACTGCCAGTGGCTGAGTATCCTTGATTTAAACCAGGTCCGACATTTTCACTTTCAAATGGTTTAATATTATTATTTTTCATACCAGGATTTACTCTTGATTGATAAAAATCACTTTGATTTGGTGCGCCGTAAGCCCATTGAACGTTATCTTCTGGTTTAAATAACGGAGCTTGTTCTACTTTTTTTATTACTTGAGAACCATTGCCTATCATGTTATCTAATATTGACTCTGACATATTTACATTGTATGTATTACCCTTAACTTTACCACCATTAAAAGGCACCATATTATTATGTTTAAATTGTTGGGATTCTAAATAATTACCTGACATAGAATAAATTTGCTGAGGATTTTGTCCTATTGGTAACCCTTTATTAGCTCTTTCTTCATAATTATTTTGATTAAAATATTTGTCAGTAGCCATATTTGGGTTAGAATATTGCTGAACCGTATCAACTAATTGGTTCATATTTGACACGGGAAAATTTTGCGGTGGTGTATCTGTGTTTGGTAAATAATTTACTGGTTTTCCCATATTTGTAAAATTTTCTTGGTTATTTTGATTATTTTTACTAGTTTGAAAATTTGGTGGATTTTCAAATTTATTTTTATTTTTATTTGTATGTGTATTTGTATTTGATGGTTGATTTGATATTACATACATTCCTCCTAATGCGAGTATAGGGATTGCTATTTCCATTATTATATATAAAGTATTATATTTTTAATTTACAACGTTTAAATAATAATTATTTTTTAGTTATTATTTATTTTTATTATGATTTATCTTATTATGATTTGTCTTGTTATTATTTATCTTATTATAAATTATCTTATTATGCTATTTACTTGAAAGCCATTATTTGAATCATTTAATAAACAATCTCTTTTAGGTGTAAAATAATCTTTTTCTAAAATTCGTGTATTTAAATTATTTGTAAATGACATACATGTATTTTCTTGTGGATTTAATGGAGGATAATACCAGTCTACTTGTTCTAAATCACGTGCTGTCCACGCAGGCATAATTGCTCTAGATTCTTCTGTATATAAATTGTTACAATTTGGGGAAATAATTTTCTCATTAGCTACATCATAATTCTGATAATTATCTTTTCCTAAACAATCTCTGCTCAAGTTTCTATTTACACCTAAAAGTGAACTTTCAAGGTCAATCGTATTTGTTCTTAAATTTCCTCCCCATTTTTGTATTCTTATTTGTGGGTCTTCCATATAACAAGGATTTGAACCATTACCAGGGACATTTAATATCCATCGTCCAGGTCCTGTTTGCTGTTGTAATTGTTTTTTTGTTCTACATTCATCATAATTAAATCTTGTAAATGCCATTATTATATAATATATTTTATTATTTTATTATTTATTATTTTTTTAATTTTATTATTTTTTTTATTTTGTTTATTTTGTTTATTTTGTTTTAATTATTATAAAGTTTAATAACTTAAAAATTATGCTTCATAATAGATATATTATGGAGTTAATAGAGAATATAGATAAAGATAAAAACCCCACAGTTTGTTTAAATATGATTGTAAAAAATGAGAGTAAAATTATTACACGATTATTAAACTCTGTCTTACCAGTTATTGATTGTTATTGTATTTGTGATACGGGTTCTACAGATAATACAGTTCAGCTAATTCAAGAGTTTTTTAGTAACAAAAATATTAATGGCAAGATTGTTAATGAGCCATTTAAAAATTTCGCTCATAATAGAAATTTTGCTCTACAATCATGTGTGGGTATGTCAGATTATGTATTATTTTTAGATGCTGATATGATTCTAAAAGTAAATAATTTTGATAAAAAAAGTTTATTAATTAATGATTATTTTTTTCTTTTACAAGGAAGTGAAAGTTTTTATTACCAAAACACTAGAATTATTAAAAATAATGGTCTATTTAAATATGTTGGAGTAACACATGAGTATATTGATTCACCGCCAAATTCAACATCTTCACAAATTGAAAAAGATAAATTGTTTATTTTAGATATTGGAGATGGTGGTTCTAAAAATGATAAGTTTGAAAGAGACATTCGTTTATTGAGTGAAGCCATAGTATTAGAACCTAAAAATGAACGTTACCATTTTTATTTGGCTAATAGTTATCATGATAGTGGTAAATTTGAACAAGCAATTGAAATTTATAAAAAGAGGATTGAGCTTGGTGGATGGGAACAAGAAGTCTGGTATAGTTATTACAGAATAGGGTTATGTTATAAAAATTTGAATAAAATGGAAGATGCTATATGCGCGTGGATGAATGCTTATAATTTTTCACAATTAAGGGTTGAAAATTTATATGAAATTATTCATCATTATAGAAATATATCAAAACATAAATTGGCTGAAGTTTTTTATAATATAGCAAGTAATGTATTATCTAAAACTGTAGATAAGGATAAATTCTTATTTTTACATAATGATGTGTATACATTTAAAATTTACTATGAGCACACTATTTTTGCTTTTTATAACAGTGTAAAAGATATTAGTGAACAAATTATTAAGGTTCTAAATCATTCACATGATAGTCCTATTAATAGTAATTTATTTACAAATATGAAATATTATAAACAAGTTTTGACAGCTAATAAAAAAATTAATTTTAGTAATGTTACTAAAATAAGTGTTAATAATGAAGACATTGATTTTAATTCTTCATCTAGTTGTTTAATCAATTCAAAAGACGGAGGATATATTATGAATGTGCGTTATGTGAATTATTATATCAATAGTGGTGGTAATTATTTGAATTGTGACAAAAATATTACAACTTATAATAAATATATCGAATTAGATAATAATTTTACAGTAACAAATGAAAAAATGTTTGAATCTGAATATGATGGGCGACGATATATTGGAATCGAGGATGTTCGTATTTATAATGATGTGGAAACAAACGAATTGTTGTTTATTGGTACTGGTTATCATAAGAATGAACAAATTGGTATTGTAAATGGTAAATATGATATTAATAAAAATACACTTGATTATAATGAATTGAAATCATCCTTTACTAATAACGGTTGCGAAAAAAACTGGGTTTATGTAGATTATAAAAATTCTACTCATGTTATTTATAAGTGGCATCCGTTACAAATTTGTAAAATTAATCAAGAAACAAATTTACTGGATTTAATTGAAAACAAAGAAATGCCATTGATATTTTCACATGCTCGAGGTTCGACATGTGGTTATAAATACATGAAAAAGCATTCACTTTCTGATTGTTGTATTTCAATGAGCATTGAAGAAACTGAAATTTGGTTTGTTCTTCATTTGGTTTCATATGAACAACCTAGACATTATTATCATATGTTTGCTGTTTTTGATAATTCTATGAATTTATTACGCTATTCTGCTCCATTTAAGTTTGATGGAGAACCGATTGAATATTGTTTAAGTTTAATAGTTGAAGATGACCGTGTATTAATTAACTATAGTAATTGGGATAGAACTACTAGTATTGGTGTTTACGATAAAAAATATATTGATTCATTGATTAAATATTAGAGTAATATAAAAATATTAATAATATAAAAATATTAATAATATAAAAATATTAATAATATAAAAATATTAATAATATAAAAATATTAATAATATAAAAATATTAATATACAATTAAAGATTATTATTTTAATATTTTATAAATAATATGAAAATATTTCCATTAAATAAAATTTATCCATTAATTGTGCCACAATTGTGTTTTATTGATAAATATAATAATACCAACGCGTTTGTAGAAATGAATCCGTCTATGTTTATTACACAAGAAGGTATCGTAACTATTTTAATTAGATGTGTAAATTATATTAAATTTCATGATAGACAATTCACAATGTTTGAAAATATATCTAAAACACAATACTATATTATGAGTGGAAATATTGAAGATAAAGAAAACTTAGATATTGAAAATTTTAATGTTGAAAAAGTTAATTTTGATTATTTGATTCCTACTTATCCAACTTTCTGGAAAGGTCTTGAGGATATCAGGTTTATTTCACATAATAAAATAATAGTTACAATTCCCGAATGTAACCCAACAGGTAATCCGATCATTTTTAACGCTACAATAAACAACACAAATATTAGTAATTTTGTTATGTGTTATCCTAACATTGTTGAAAAAAATTGGATGCCATATTATGATTCACTAAATAACGAAAAAGTAATATATAGTTTAAACCCTTTTTATATTAAAAATATAATAGAAGACACACTTGAAAAAATTGAAATTAATGAAAACTTGAGCAAATTATTAGAAAGTTATCATGGTTCTACAAATGGTATTATTTTTGAAAATAATGAAGAATTGAGATTATTCTTAATCCATGTTAATAGAGACAAAACATACCATAGATGGCTTCTATTTAACGTTAAAACAAATGATATTTCTGTTTCAGAAGAATTCATATTTTTTAAAAACACGTATATAGAATTTACTTGTTCAATATGTGAATTTAAAGAACGTATTTTTATTTCAATAGGTATTAATGATAATAAAGCGTTTATAATAGAAACGGATATTAATTCTATTAAAAGTTGTTTATTTTATAAATAGTTTAAAGCCTGTTAAATAAATATTATTTATATAATAATATTTATGTATCCAACAATAGTTACAATGATTTATGATATAAGAAAAATGGAAAATAAAGCTGGTGATAATAATAGAACTGCTTCTGGTTATATTGATTTAGCTAAGAATTTTATATTAAAATTACCATATCCATTAGTTGTTTTTATTGATACTAATGAAAAAGAAATACACGAGGCAATTTATTCTGTAAGGGAATCCAATTATTTATTACATTTAACGTATATTTATGAAGTTGATTTTAAAGAAACGCATTTTTACAAGGATTTATCAACAATAGAGGAATTACAAAAAAAGTTTTGTATTTTAAATGGAAAATTAAATCATGAAACACCATTGTATGTGGTTTTAAACAACAACAAATTTTGCTTTATGGAGAGAACCATTGAGTTGAATCCTTTTAATAGTAGCCATTTTATTTGGATGGATTTTGGTATTAATCATGTGGCAAAAGACACTGAATGTATTCATGATTGGATAAACAAGGTACCTGATAAAATAAAACAATTATGTATTAATCCTTACATTGAAAATATTGAACCGAAAATATATTTTCAAAATATTTATCATAATTGTGCTGGAGGGTTATTTTCTGGTTCTAAAGAAAATATGCTTAAATACATTGAGCTTTTTAAACAAAAAACGGAACAGATTTATAGTGAAGAATGGTATCAAATTGATGAGGCTGTTATGACGATGGTTCAACGTGAAAATTATGAGTTGTTTGACTTTTTTTATGGTGATTATGAAGGTATTATTAGTAATTATTTGAAACCATTACATTCTTGGTGGTTAATCAATTCAAATATTGAAAAATGTTTGAATATGAATAATACAAGATATTTGTATGATATTTTGATTTACTTGGATTCTTATTTTTTACAAGAAGAAAATCAAAGTAGCGGTGGATTTTATACTTATATTACAAACAATATTATTTGTAATTATTATCATAATTCGAAAAGGCTTCGAAACGAAGTTATATACTTAATCAATTTAAAGTTGGGTCAAGATGACCAGAATATGCGTGATATATTGAATTTTAATAAAAATAATTTGGATTATTATGAAAATAAAAACAGGATTGAATTTGAATGGATATAAATGAATATAGAATTATTATTTATTTATTTTATTTTATTTATTTTATTTTATTTACAATAAAGGTTACAATATTGCCTTTTCTAATATTAAAATGTTTACATGTTCCTCCAGGCATTTCTATTACTAATTTACCATTTCCTTCATATGATTCACATTCTGTGTCTTTTGGGCAAGGAGGGCAATTATGATGTATCTTTGTAATCTTACTATTTTCAATAAAAATAACATCTAATGGAACTATACAATTTTTCATCCAGAAAGAGGAGGTTGGTGTTTTCATTACGAAAAGCAACGCATCAAATTGCGATGTAAATTTTTTACCCATCATTCCTAAGCGGATATCTTCTTTATTGGTTAATACTTTTGTTTTGAAAACTTGTTTATTTATATGTGTCTGAATATACATATATAAATTGTATTTTTTATTTTTATTTTATAATTTATTTATATTTTATTTTTATATTTTAATAATATTTTTTACTTTTCTTAGATTTACTTTTCTTAGATTTACTTTTCTTAAATTTACTTTTCTTAGATTTATTTCTTTTGGATTTATTTCTTTTGGATTTATTTCTTTTTATTTTGGCTCCTCCAGCTAATTGCTCTTTCACAAGACCAGACTGATTATACCTTATTGAATAGGACATCTCGTTTATAGTATTAATAATTGTTGATAACCATCTACATTTTGCCTTAGTTTCTTCATCATCACAACCTTTTTCTTTTATATTCCTATTTATATCGTTTAAAACATATTTAAAATAATCCTG